GGTTGATGCCCTCATTCAAGCCGGACACGGGGAAGAAGAATTCCAGGCCAAATTGGATGCTTGTACCAATGAGCAGGAACGGCAAAAGCTGATTATGGACACACTGAACAGCACATACAAAGATGCATCCACACAGTATCAGGAAACAAATAAAGATGTCATTGCTTCACAGAAAGCCCAGGAACGGTTGACAGATGCCTTCGCAAATGTCGGTGCCGTGTGTGAGCCTATCATGACAAGAATCAAGGAAGCTATTGCAGGGATGGCAGAAAAGGCGGTTCCGGTGATTGAATCCGTGATTGCAAAGGTCCAGGATATGGCAACCTGGGTGAAGAATAACGAAGATACCATCCATGCATGGGTGGCGGTGATTATCGGGGCAACGGTGTCAATCGGTGCCTTTCTTCTGATTCTGAACTGGTCAAAGATTATGACCGCAGCAGCGAATGCCATCAAGGTTGTTCGGACTGCCATGCTTGCCATGAATGCTGCAATGCTTGCAAATCCAATCGGTTTGGTGGTGGCAGCAATTGCCGGACTGGTGGCAGCCTTCCTTTATTTGTGGAAGAACTGTGACGGATTCCGGAAGTTTTGGATTGACCTATGGAAGAAGATTCGGAAAGCATCATCCGATGCCTGGACCACAATCAAGTCCACCTTTTCCAAGATAGGTTCCTGGTTCAAAGAAAAGTTTTCCCAGGTGCAGAAAGCCGGGCAGGATGCCATGAAAAACGTGAAGAAGTGGTTTTCGGATGCGTACAAGAGCATCACACGGACCTTTTCAAATGTGGGTTCATGGTTCGGTGGAAAATTCCGTTCTGCAATGTCTGCCATTAGGAATGCATTTTCCGGCTTTGGTTCCTTCTTCAGCGGTTTATGGGGCAAGGTGAAAAGCAAATTCGGATCAATCGGAACATCCATCGGAACTGCAATGGGCAATGCCGTGAAGAATGGCATGAATGGTGCTTTGTCAAAGGTCGAAAGTGCCATCAATAAGGGCATTGGATTGATTAACAGTGCAATACGGCTGGCAAACAAACTGCCGGGAATCAACGTTGGAACAGTCGGCAAGATTAGCCTTCCAAGACTGGCAAGGGGCGGTGTCCTTGAAAAGGGTCAGGTGGGCATCCTGGAAGGTTCCGGTGCAGAAGCGGTTGTTCCTTTGGAGAATAACCGGGCATGGCTTTCAAGACTGGCTGAAGATTTGAACGATATCCAAGTGCAAAGAGGTCCTTTCCAATATGGAAACAACCAGGATGTGCTTGTGAGAATGAACAGAATAATTGAATTATTGGAATCCCTGCTTGGCATGAATATCTGCCTGGATAGCGGTGCATTGGTCGGTGAATTGGCACCTGCCATGGATGCGCAGTTTGGCAAGATATATGGTCATGTTACCAGGGGCAGAAGATAAACGCACGGAAACGCATCCGTGTGTTTTTTAATACACAAAAGAAGGGGGTGAATCCCTTATGGAGTTGTTTAAGCTGCTGGGAACAGTAGCAATTGAAAATAGTGGTGCAATCAATGCCCTTGATGAAACAACAAATAAAGCAGAGAAATCAGAAAGTAAGATGTCAAAGGCATTTAAAAAGATTGGAACTGCCGTTGTAGCAGGGTTTGCAGTAGACAAAATCAAGGATTTTGGGCTTGCGTGTTTGGAAGCTGCTGCAAATGTTCAAGCGACAAATTCACAGTTTTCACAGGTGTTTGGAGATTTAGAAGAAACAGCAAGTGAAAGCCTTTCTAATATTGCAGACCAGGCTGGAATTGCAGAAAATAGAATGAAAGGAAGCTATACAAAAATAGCAGCCTTTGCAAAAACAACCGGGCTGGAAACCGAAGATGCACTGGCACTGGCTGACAGGGCAATGATTGCGGTGGCTGATAGTGCTGCATTCTATGACAGAACACTGGAAGAAACCACAGAATCATTGCAATCATTCCTGAAAGGGAACTATGAAAACGATGCTGCCCTGGGGCTTTCGTGTACTGAAACAACAAGAAATGCAGCAGCGAATGAACTTTATGGAAAGTCATTCCAGGACTTATCAGAAGCACAGAAACAGTTGACATTGTTAAAAATGGTCGAAGATGCAAATGCGCTTTCAGGTGCGTTAGGGCAAGCATCGAGGGAATCGGACACATGGACAAATCAAACTGGAAATCTGAAGCAAGCATGGACCGATTTGCAGTCAACGTTGGGGGCATCTATTCTTCCGGTAGTTACACGGTTTGTGGGTGCGCTTGCTGAAAACCTTGGTGTGGTGACAGAAAAGGTCGGTGGGTTCTTAGCAAAAATCAGTGATGCAGAAGTGGTTGCTGGTGCGTTCAAAAATACTTTGACAGCAATTTTTGGAGAAGAAACGGTTGCATCTATTCTTGGGTTGTTTCAGACAATCCAAGATAATGCAGCACCATTTTATGAAACAATGCAATCGGGTTTTCAAGTTTTGTGGGATGTGTGCCTGACTGTATGGGAAACTATCGGTCAACCTATATGGGATATGATTTCGGGTGCAATCGGGAAAGTTGCAGATTTGTTCGCTAAAAATATGCCAGCTATTTTGGGATTTTTCCAAAAAGCAATAGCCGGAATCAAGGACACCTGGGAAAATCATCTGAAGCCTGTGTTCGAATTGATAGGCACATTTCTTGAAACCATACTGAAGCCGATTTTCGAAGTGGTATTCGATGCGATCCTTGGCTATGTGAAATTTGCATTTGAACAAATAGGTGCAATTTGGACCGATGTTCTGAAACCTGTGTTTGATGGAATCTGTGATTTTATCGTGAATATCTTTTCAGGGAACTGGAAGGGAGCCTGGGAAGGGATTGTGAATACCTTTGATACGGTGTTCGGCAACCTTGTGAATATTGCAAAAAGACCGATAAATGAAGTGATTAAATTAGTCAATAAAATGATTGATGCCATCAACAGTGTGTCTTTCGATATCCCGGATTGGGTGCCGGGGCTTGGTGGTCAATCCTTCGGATTCAATCTTTCCCATGTGCCGCTGCTTGCAAAGGGTGGTGTATTGGAGAAAGGGCAGGTTGGTTTGTTGGAAGGAAGCGGTGCTGAAGCCGTGGTTCCTTTAGAAAACAACACTGAATGGATCACAAAGGTTGCACATCAGTTCAACGGTGTTCCGGGAAATAATGCAGTCCTTGAAAAGATTCTTGATGTCCTGCTTGAAATCCGGAATGCACTGCCGGAGGAACTGGCAGATGCCGTTGCACAGTTGAAATTTGAAATAAGCAACCGTGAATTTGCCCGGTTGGTGAAGGCGGTGGATTGATATGCTGGAACAAGTAAAATATAGGAACCATCTTGGCGAAGAAGTCACCTTTGGAAAGGGTGGCATTTTTGTCAATGAAAACGATTTGCGTGATTTTGCATGGTCATACACTGCCAAAAATAACCGGATTTCCTCTTTTCAGAAGGGGGTTGTGAAAAAGACACTTCCGGTGATTCTTGCTTGCAATACTGAAGCAGAAGGAATCATCAAACGGAATCAACTGTTTGAAATCTGTGAAAAGGATGTGCTGGCACACCAGCATGGAAAATTCATCATTGGTGATTATTATTTGAAGTGCTACATTGTCGGCAGTAAAAAGTCGGACTATCTGATGAACAACCGGGTGCTGAAATTGAAACTTTCCATTGTGACGGATTCCCCGGCATGGGTGAAGGAAAGCGTGAACATCTTCCGCAGGTTGGATAGTGTTATTGTGGACGAAAATGCCGGAAGCAACCTGGACTTTCCACATGATTTTCCGTTTGATTTTGCTTCAGAGGTAACGAACCGGGATATTATCAATGATGATTTCGTTTCAACGAACTTCAGAATGACTATCTATGGACCATGCACGAATCCGGAAATCTATGTTGGCGGTCACTGCTATGCAGTCAACACAGAACTGCTGGCGAATGAACATCTGATTGTGGATTCGGCTGCAAAGACCATCACACTGTATCACACAAACGGTGACCAGGTGAATTGTTTCAACAACCGGAGCCGGGAACACTATGTGTTCGAAAAGATTCCTTCCGGTGCCAATGCGGTCACCTGGGAAGGGGATTTCGGCTTTGATATCACACTTCTTGAAGAAAGGAGTGAACCGAAGTGGACTTGATTCACATGAATAAATCCAGGGAAGATGTCGGTGTGATGAAGAATTACACGCTGGACCTTGCCTTCGGTTCCGGGGAAAATGATTTCGAATGTGTGATTCCATCCGGGAGCCATTGCTGTGAAGAAGGTTTCTTCCTATATATAGAAGGAACAGAATATGGTGGTATAATTGACAGCATCAAAGTGGACACGGCAGCTTCGGAAATAACGTACATCGGCAGAACATGGCACGGCATCCTGGAATCGAAGATAATTGAACCGGGAGCCGGGGAAGATTACCTGGTGATGGATGGTGAAGCAAATGAACAGCTTGCCTTCCTGATTGATAGGTTGGGGCTGGGTGATTTGTTCACCGTGTCAAAAGCGGATTCCGGCATTGAAGTATCGAACTATAAAATGAATCGTTACATCGAAGGGTACACCGGAATCAGAAAGATGCTGAAGGCATCCGGGGCAAAACTGCACATAACATTTGAAAAGGGCATGGTCGAACTTTCGGCTGTGCCTTTCGTTGATTATTCGGAGGATGAACAGTTTGACGAAGATCAGATTGAATTTATCATCAAGAAGAATCACAGACCTGTCAACCATGTAATTTGCCTTGGCGGTGGAGAACTGGCAGAGCGTGAAGTGGTTCATGTGTATGCAGACGAAGCCGGAGGAATCAGTGATGTGCAGGTGTTCACCGGACTGGATGAAATCACGGCAAAATATGATTATACCAACGCAGAATCCACGGAAGAACTGAAGCAGGGTGGAATTGATATCATCAAGGAATCCTGGGCATCGGATGAAGTGTCCATTGATTTTGATTCGGATGCATCGGGGTATGATATCGGGGATATTGTGGGAGCGAAGGAAAGAATCACAGGAATTGAAGTGGCTGCCCACATCACAAAGAAAATTGTAAAAATCAAAAGTGAAAGTATAACAATAAGTTACAAGGTAGGTGAATAAAGATGGCTTTACATTTAGTGACCGGATATGCCGGGAAAGAACACGTTACCGCAGCAGACCAGGGTGCATTCAACGTTGCCATGCTGATTGATGGTGATTATGTGCTAAACCGTGGCGAAAAGTTCGCTGCAACCATCGTGACAAACAACCTGATTAAAGTCATGGACGGTGAAATCATCATGCAGGGAAGATATATCCGACTGGATAGCGGTTCCTTTGCAGAAGTTGCCATTGACAACGGAACACAAGACTACAAGCGGAATGACCTGATTGTGTGCAGATACACCAAGAGATCCTCAACCGGAGTGGAAAGCGCAGACATTGTGGTTATTAAGGGAACACCGGACAGCGCACTTGCACTTGATCCGGAATACACCGTGGGTGACACATTGCATGGTGATTTGGTCCATGATATGCCATTGTACCGGGTGCCGATTGATGGGCTGAATGTAGGAAAACTGGAACAGCTGTTTGAAGTTGTGGACAGCTTCAGCGCACAGATGGCAGCGAAGGCAGAAAAGGAACACAGTCACACGAAGGATGATATCGAGGATTTCGAGCATTCGCATTCCGTGGATGATATTGAGGATTTCCCGGAAACCATGCCACCATCCTCACACAAGCACACAACATCGGATATTTCGAATTTTCCATCAGCCATGACACCAACGGCACACAACCAGGCAGCTTCCACCATTACAACCGGAACATTTGGCGGTGCAGTAGTTGCAAATGCTTCCGCAGTGGCTGCACTTGGCACAAAGCAGGTGCGGAATATCTATGCCGGAACTGCTGAACTGACAGCCGGAACATCGGAATTGCCTTCCGGTGACATCTATTTTCAGATTAAGTCCTAGGGGGGTGCTGATATGGCAAATATGATAGGTGTCAGCAACGTTTCACAGGAGATTGTGAAGGGATGGATAGGGGATGCAAATGGTGTTGCACAGGAAATTATTGCAGGATGGATAGGGGATGCAAACGGTGTTGCACAGGAGTTGTGTTTCAAAAATGGTTTGGGCTTGTTTATTGCTGGCGGTGGTGAGTATGGCACAGTAAAAATGTCCGGTGATGGCATAACATGGGCAAGTTATGATATGACAGTTGATGGTGCTACAAGTCAAAATCACATCATGGGTTCCCTTGCTTATGGAAACGGAATTTTTGTTGCTACAATAAACAGCAAACTGTGCTATTCGTACGATGGTGTTAATTATTACACTGCAACAATAACCACTTCTGTAACAAACAGCTATTATCAAGTTGTTTTTGGTAAGGGTAAATTCGTAGTAAGAGGAACTGGTGCAACGTACTATTCCACTAATGGCATAACGTGGACTGAAACTTACGTAAGCACTGCAAGCCTTTACAAACCAAAAACTGATGGTGGTCGGTTACGGTTTGTGAATGATAAATTTATTTATATTGAAAGTGGAAAATGTGAGTATTCCGAGAACGGTGTTACATGGGTTACAAAAAATGCACCTACAACAGCAGTGATATACGATATAACCTATGCATTCGGTAAGTACGTAGCAGTTAGTTACGGTGGGCAGTTTTGGTATTCAACCGATTTACTCACATGGACACAGGTAACTAAGACTAGCGGTGTATCTATTAGCGCACGTGCCCTTGAAGTTGGAAACAACATTTTAGTTGCTTTAGGTTATGGTGAAAGTTCGGCATATACTGACGGTGTATACCTTGACAGTTCTTTAAAGCAAGCTCACGTTACAGGGCTTACTGGTGCTTCAAGTTATGACAATGCTTTTGCTAATGTGGCTTATCATGAAAAGTTTGTTACAGTCGGAAGGCGGTATTTTGCCTATTCAATAGACGGAAAAACATGGACACAAGTTGTACTGATGGAAAGTATGTATGCTTTGATTTACGCATAATGGTTAGGAGGTAAACATGAAAATATTAGTAGCAAGCACAGGCAGAATCGAAGCAAGTGCATCGGGCTTTTTGTTCGGGGCATGGGAAGAAAACGATATAAAGGATGGTATTGCTGTTCACAAGTGGAAAATCATGGACAGCAACGGAACCACGGTGGGATATAAGATAGATGATAATGCCTTGGCTATTTACGGCATGGCAGAACCATCCTTCCAGGTGCATGAAATCGAAGCATTCCCGGATGATTATGTTTCCGGTAAATATTTATTTATTGGCGGTGCTTTCGTTGAAAATACTGGCTATGTTCCACCGGAGCCGACACCGGATGAAAAGATTGCAGCACTGGAAGCGAAGAATACAGAACTTGAAATGAAGATTGCCATGCAGAACGAAGCAATGAACGAATTATTCACAGTTATTCTGCCGGAATTATATCCGGTTTTAGAATAAACAAAAAATGAGATTGGAGGAAAGAACTATGGCAGCATTTATCGCAAACGCAATTATTGATGCAGCAGACATCAGCATCGAGGAAGGACAGGAATTATATCGTGCCTACTTTATTAAAACTAAGATGTGGGCAAGATATAAGGAAACGGTCGATGCCATCCTTCGTGTAGAAGGCAAGGCAGACTGTATTGTTACAGAGTAACACCAGCACGGATGCCATGGAGCATCTTTTTTTGTGCCTGAAAACAGGCAGAAAGGGAAATGATGAAAGGAATCAAATTCGGGAACTATCATTCATACGATGATTTTTCCCTTATCCTTTCACAAAAGACAATCAGCGCACCATCACCAAAGGTGGAATCCATTGAAATCCCCGGCGGTGATGGTGTCCTGGATTTAACAGATTTTTTTGGAGAAGTAAAGTATAACAACCGGGAACTGTCCTTTGAATTTTCATGTATTGTTCCACAGGATGAATTTCTTGCTTTGTTTTCACGGATTCAGAATGCCATCCACGGAAGGAAGATGCAGATTGTGCTTGATGATGATCCTGAATGGTATTACATTGGCAGGGTAACGGTTCCGGAGTGGAAAACAGAAAAGAGCATCGGCAAACTGACCATTGAATGTGATTGTGAGCCTTACAAAATGAAACTGGCAGAAACAGTGGTGGCAAAGGCGGTGGCATCATCGGCAACCATTATTCTGACGAATAGCCGGAAAAGGGTGGTGCCGGAAATAACCACGAATGCAGAAATGACCTTTTCCTTCGGAACATATTCGGGAACCTTCAGTGCCGGAACATTCATCATTCCGGAATTGGAACTGGTGGAAGGTGAAAACACTGTGAAAGTGACAGGAACCGGGAATGTGTCCTTCCGATATAGGGAAGGGGGCTTGTGATGTATCGTGTTTATTGCGACAATGCCCTTCTTTACAATGACCAGTTGGAAGCATACAAGATTTTTGATGCCGAAGCGGAACTGGAACTGAATCAGATAGGACATTTTAATTTTGCCATTTACAACAATCATCCGAACTTCGACAGGCTGAAAAGGCTGAAATCTATCATCGAAGTGTTCCAGGATGATTTTTTGCTTTTTAGGGGCAGAATCTTGAACGATGCACAGGGATTCTATAATGAAAAGCAGGTGGAATGCGAATGTGAACTTGCCTTCCTGGTGGATTCCATTCAAAGACCATACGATTTCCAAGGAACACCGGGGGAATTATTCACACAGTTCATCACGAACCACAATGCACAGGTGGATGCTACACATCAATTCATCGTAGGAAATATCACGGTCACTGATCCGAATGATTACATTGCCCGGAGTGATTCGGAATATCTGAACACTTGGGATTCCATTCATAAGAAACTGATAGAAACGCATGGTGGATATTTGTGGGTAAGGCATGAAACTGATGGTGTGTATATTGATTATTTGAAGGAACTGAATTTCCTTGCACCACAGAAAATCGAGTTTGGGAAGAATCTGCTGGATTTGAAAAGGGAAACCAAGGGTGAGGATATAGCAACAGCAATCATTCCGCTTGGAGCCAAGGAAGAAGGCAGTGAATCCCGGCTGAACATCACTTCTGTGAACAATGGTGTGGATTTTGTGTATAACCAGGAAGCTGTGGATGCTTACGGATGGATTTTTCGTGTGCAGACCTGGGATGATGTGACCGAAGCAGAAAATCTTCTGACAAAGGCAAATGAAGCCCTTCGGGAGCAGATGCAGATGCTTTATACACTGGAACTGAATGCAGCAGACCTTGCAACGGTGGATAAAACCGTGGAATCCTTCCACCTTGGCACACAGGTCCAGGTGACAACGAATCCGCATTCTATTGACCAGCGGTTCCAAGTGTCAAAACTGAAGATTTCATTGTTGAATCCGGCATCGAATCGGCTGACATTGGGGGATGCGTTTCTGACCATGACAGAACGAGCCGTAATGGGGCAAATTTCAACGGAAAATAAGTTGGTGGATATTTCTTCGGGTTTGGAAGAAAAACTGAATTTGGGGCTTACAGAGACGGAAAGGAAGCTGTCTGCACAAATCCTTGCCACATCGGAAAGTATTATGACAACACTTTCTGATGATGTGTACATGAAGGATGATGTGGAAGCACTGGTTTCTTCGGTAAGCACACAAATCACGCAAACGGCAGAGGATGCAGAAATCCGGTTCACTGAAATTTCAAAGAACATTGATGATGTCGCTGCCGGAACCGATGCACAATTTGAGGAAATAAGCAAATACATTCGTTTTGTGGATGGGAATATTGTCCTTGGCGAAGATGGGAACACACTGACATTGCAGATTGCAAATGACCGGATATCTTTCCTTGATTCTGGGCAGGAAGTGGCATATTTCAGCAATTCGAAACTGTATGTGACGGATGCGGAGATTCTGCATTCCCTTCAGCTTGGCAATTTTGCATTCATGCCACGAAGCAACGGCAATATTTCGTTCAAGAAAATTTAGTTAGGGGGCATATATGGCAACATCAAGTGCTATGTCAACTACTAATGATAAAATCAAGTACACTATCACGATAACACAGAACAGCCGGAATGTGTCGGCAAATACATCCAGTGTCACTGTATCAGTCCGGGTATATCGTACCAATACCGGATATACAACCTACGGCACCGGAACTGTATATTGCACGATAAACGGCACACAGTACACGGAAGCAATCACATCTTCCGACAAGATAACATCATCCGGCATTGTGCTTTTCAGCAAAACACTGAACATTGCCCACAATGCAGATGGCACAAAGACACTGGCAACATCCGCAAGGATAACACACGACCAGTTTTCATCGAGCAGCCAGTCCTATTCACAGGTACTGACAGCAATTCCAAGGGCAACAACACCGACAGTTTCCGCAACATCGGTGAACATGGGTGCAAGCATTACAGTGACCATGAGCCGGGCATCAGGCAGTTTCACACATGACCTGACATATAAATTCGGTTCTGCTACCGGAACAATCGGAACAGACCTTGGAACATCAAAGGCATGGACAGTTCCTTTGTCACTGGCAAGTCAGATTCCATCCGGAACATCCGGCACCTGCACCATCACTTGCAAAACCTATAATGGAAGCACGTTAATCGGCACCAAGACTGTATCTTTCACAGCCAAGGTGCCTTCTTCAGTTGTACCGACAATCAGCAGCGTGGCGGTGGCAGATACAAATTCAGCCTATGCAACAAAGTTCGGAAGCCTTGTGCAGAATAAGTCAAAGGCGAAGTTCACAATCACAGCATCCGGGGCTTATGGTTCCACGATTACTGCATACAAAACAGTGATTGAAGGGAAAACCTACACCGGAGCCACACCGACAACGGCAGTATTGACCGGAAGCGGAACTGTGACTGCCACAATCACGGTGACAGATAGCAGAGGAAGGACAGCATCAACAACAAAATCCTTTGCGCTGCTGGCATACACTGCACCGAAGGTCACAACATTTGATGCATACAGAACGGATGCGGAAGGTGCCGTGAATTATGAAGGAAGCAATGCAAAAATCACAGTGAATTTCACCATTGCTTCAGTGAGCAGCAAGAACACAAATTCATACAAAATCGAATACAAGCTGCAATCGGCAACGGCATGGACATCCCTGGCAAGCGGAACCGGGTATACCTACAATCAAAGCATTGTCACAGATGCGGTTTTTAATCCAAACTATGCCTATGACATCCGGCTGACAGTAACCGACTACTTCGGAAGTGTCACCAAGGTGTCGGAGATTCCGACTGCTTTCACATTGCTGGATTTCAATGCATCCGGCAGGGGTGTTGCATTTGGCAAGGTGTCTGAAAAGGAAGGTGTGGAATTTGCCCTTCCGGCATACTTTTCCACAGTCCCTGTCATAAACGGTGGAAGCAAAATATTGTGGTCGGGTTCATGGTATATGACCGCAGACCATAAAGCAACACTATCTGAAACTGTATCAGAGCAGCTATCCGGCATTGTTCTTGTATTCAGCAGAATTGTTGATGGTGTTGTGCAAGACACAAACTTTCACCAGTTCTTCATATCAAAGGCACTTATCACTGAAAAGAATGGATATGGTCACACGTTCATTTTATCGGCAAACAAATTTTTAACGATAGCAACAAAATATCTTTATATCAGCAATACGCACATCACAGGTCATGCAG